ATGCCGTAGATTGTGTCTTTTAGTTCGTCTTTCATTATTTAAGTGTGTTAAGTTGTTTAGTAAATCTTTCTTCTAAGCGTGTTATACACATATTGTATATGTCTATGTCGTGTAAATACTTTTTACGAATAAAGCTAAAGTCTTTTCCGTGTTTACCTACGTTGTCTAATTGTATTTCAATTAGTAACTTAAATTGATTAATGCCTTCTTGTATTTTTAGCATTGTTTCAAGTGTTTCTGTTCTTTTCATAAGTGTTAATTATTGCAAATAAAAAAAAGGCATATCTCTATGCCTTTATAAATTATATTTTTTTTATTTCAATGGAATTACCCATTGCTTGTAATCCGTCATTATGCGCCATTTGAATAAGCATATATTTAATTACCGCATCTTTAGACGACCATTCTTGAGTTGTGTATTCTTTATTGATTTGATTGTCGCTAATCGTATAAAGTTTATTAAAATCAAGCGTTGGTTTGTAGTTTGATAGTTCAGTAATACATTTAGGCAAATCTTTGTTTTCTTTTACCGTTACATTAAATTGATAATTCATTTTGTGTTTTTTAAGTGTTTGTATACACAAATATAAGCACTCTTTTCTAATTATCAACAATAAAAAGCAAGTTTTTAACAAAATAAATGCAAAAAACCTCTGTAAGTATTGTAAATACTACAAAAAAAAATTAAAATAAATGTGTAAGTCTTGCTACTTGTCCGTTTTCACGGTGATGTATAAAGCCTTCTACTGCTTTGGGTGCGTGTTGGTAACCTTTCTTGTGATGCCAAGAGTCAGTTCCCGAAGGTGAACGCAAAGATTCTACGGTTACACCTATATAGTCTTTGCTTGTTTTATGGTGAACGTGATGCGTATAAACGTACCTGTGTTTAGTTTCTGACCATTCTAATGGGAATTCTGTCGCCATAAGCAAAGGTAAGTCTTGATGCTTTGCACTGTCTCCGTGTGTAGTGCCTATAAGATTGCTTCCGAAAGAATACGCTTTACGATGTGCTATTGAACAGTCAAAGCTAATATTTTTGCAGTTTCTGAAGTGCGTTTTTATGACATCGGCAAGAAAGAAACCTGTTTGGTAATCGTGGTTACTTGGGTTAAAAGTAAAATGTACGTCTGCTACTGCGATCAACTGAAGCAAAATATCAACATAAAGTTGTTTAGCTATTAAGAAATTGCGATACCACATAGAATCCGTGTCCTGGTGAGTCCCAGAAGTCGTAGTGCGATGTGGTGTGTCTATATGCAGAATATCGTTTCCTCCGATAAATAAAATTTTATCTATAGGAAACCCTTGTGCTTTGTTTAAAATGCCTTGAACGCCTTCTTTGACACGTTTAACGGCAATTTGGTTGTTATAGTCTTCGCCTGTTTCAAATGAATCTGCAAGTTTGCCTATGTGAATGTCTGCGGGGTCAATTACAAGTAAATAATCTTTCGTTTTTTCTTGGCGTATTAACTTAGGAAACTTTGGTGCAAATTGTTTTAAATCTTCGACAAGCTTTTTGCTTAGTTCTTCAAGTTTGTTTTCTGCATCGTCTTTATGTAGTGGGTTCTTAAAGAATAGACTTGCTTGTTTAGTTTTAAGCCATCCGTGTTTTACGCTTTCAACGTCTACACCTGCTTCTTCAGAAGCTGCTTTTAAGCCTCTGTATCTAAACAGTATTTCTTGCTCATCCGGTGTAAGTCTATAACGTTTGTTTGTACTCATATAAATTTCTTAAACAACTGCAATGCTGCTAAAACAAGAACGATAAGAAACACCCATAGTAAGTAATTAGGTTGTTTACTTGCCTTTGCTTTTTCTACCTCTATTCTTGTAACTTGTCTTATAGTGTCTCTGTGTATTTTGTATTCTATTCGTGTTTCTAACCTTGTCTTAGGCACAAAAACGTTCTCATAGCGTATTATAGTGTCTTTACTGCTAAAGTATTTCTCATATACTAAAGTGTCGTGTCTGACTACAGGTATGCTATCAATTGTTGCTATCCGAATAGTGTCACTTGAAATAAGAGGCTCTAAGCCTTTTTTAAGTGCCTTTTGATAGTAGTGCTTAGCAGAACAACTAAATAGCGTTAGAACGCAAATAAGGCTATAAATTCGCATATTCTTCTTGTACGTTAAAACTTGGACAAGCTTTGTTTGCATATTCGTTATGTCCGTGAATCGTCATATCTTTATTGTACTTATATATTAATTCGTGCATAAGATTTATAAGACTGTCCTTCTGTGCTTGTGTTCGTGTATCTTTAGCTTTCTTCATATCCTTAGACATACCACCAACGTAACAAATGCCTATACTGCCTCTATTCTGACCGCTACAATGTGCGCCTTGTTTGCTTAATGGTCTTCCTATATGTACACCACCTTGTAAATCTATGACATAATGGTAACCAATGTCGTTAAAACCTCTTTTAAGATGCCATTTTCTTATAGTGTCTACGCTAACTTCACGTCCTTCTGGCGTAGCTGCACAATGTAATATTATCTTATTTATCTTTCGCATTTATGTCTTTGAAGTCTTGCGTGACTTCTTTTGCTCTTGCAAATAGATTCTTAAGTGCAGTCCATAAATCGACATTTTTTACTGCCTTTATATTTTCGTTCAAAGAAATCACTTCAATAGAAACCAATACCAAAGCTAAAATCTTAGTCGTTAGAAGTTGTACACTAAAAAATGTTAACACTATATCGTTCAAAATGTAGTAGTCTATCAAGTAGAATAGCATTACAGTAACTTCGTACAGAAGAATCTTTGATATGATCGCACTAAGCTTTCTGCTTGTTACTTTTGTTTTTAGCTTGTATGATTTCCAAACACCTGTAAGCGTGTCTAAGATTACAGAAACACCGATTAAAATAAGAATGCCGGATATTGGCAAAAAGAAGCTGCTTACTATTGCAAATAATTGCATCGAATATGATTGTATTTTAGCTATGAGTAAAAGTAGTTCAGTTTTCATTGCTCAAGTTGTTCTATCAATTGGTAAGTGAGATATACCCCTACAAAAATACCTACACAACGTAAGTGCAAAGCTTCAGTAATTGTCATAGAAAATGAAGCTGCATAGCCACTAACAAAATATAAAACCGATAGAATCCTTGTGTGCATCTTTTTTATGTTGGTACGTCTGTGCTAAATGTTGTAAAGTTTGTCATTGTTCCGTTATTACCTCCGCTTCCGTTATCTGTCAAAGTTGGTGATGTATCTCCGTCACCACATCTCCACCAAGACAAAGGAGAAAGACCACTTATATCATTTGGAACACCTGTTCCGTATATTGTAGTAATGTTACTTGCAGAAAGCTCTGAATTAAATACAGATACTTCGTCAAGGTTTCCGTTCCAAAATACTTCGCTATTTGCTCTTGCGCCTAAATTAAATTCGCTTGTGTTAGCAACAGAAAGAGTTAAAGTTCCGCTTCTCACTACTGTTGGGGATGCGCCATTTACATACAAGTTAAGACCTGTGTTTAATCCATTACCATTATAAGTAACTGCAACGTGGTGCCAAGTATTATCTGTAATCTCGTTTCCAGTTCTAATTTGCAGTTTACCAAATGAATTTATGTTTGGAGTCATTATAAAAATAAGTTTCCCATCTGTTTCATAAAATTGATAGCCCTTGTTTTTATTAAATGCGTTAAGAGCTTTACTTGCGATGTCCATTTGACCACTTCCATTTGATTTAATCCAAGCAGAAATACTAAACGCATCTGTAATGTCAAAGTCTAAACTTGAAACATTGCCCATTGTGACAAAGTCACTATTACTACTGTCAAGTAAGATTGATTTCGTGTTTGCGAAAGCAGGTGTGCCACCACTACCTGTTATGTTTGTTTCACCACTTGGTGATAACGTTTGTGATTTACCCCAATTTATAGTATTATCAGAAGCACCTTGTCCCCATTCAATAGTGTTTTCTACTGCACCTTTTCCCCAATCTATAGTGTTTGCCATTTTCTTATGTTGTTATATCGCCGAACAAATACCAAGTATCTGTAGCTACTTTTAATATTGTTGCTTGTGCGTATTGTGCTGCAAGTTTAGTTTTACCACCGTTACTATTTACTGTTACTCCTGCAGTCGGTGCTACTGTTACTTGACCTGCACCACCTTGTAAAAGTTCTATTCGTGTTCCTATAGGAAAAGCAGTTCCTGCGTTAGTAGGTATTCTTGCGTCTGTTGCACTACCGTTTGTAAGCGTTACAGTTTTGTGTGCATCCGTTAAAACTAAGTTGTACGTTGTTACCGTTTGTGCATTAATCGTACTGTCTTTTAGTTGCGCACCGTTAATCTTCTTAGATACAAAACCTCCTGCACCATCACTTTCTGCTATGGCAAATTCGTCTGTACTTGCTAAGTTGCTACTTTTTGCCGTTAGTTGGCTTATCCGTATTTCTGCCATAGTATTT